CATCAAGTTGTGTTTGGATATCAGATGTTACATTGCCAAGATATTGAAATTCTGCACTTGAGACAGTACCATCAGCTATCTTACTAGCATCGATTGCTGCTCCCGCCTTTATGTCTGCATTTTCAATATTTGTTATAGTATTAGTATCAGCGTCAATTGATTTATTTGTAAGAGTATTTGTACTTGACTCTGATAAACGTGTATCAATATCAGCCTGTAATTCATTTAGCGCGGATTGAACATCTGTTGATACTAAATTTCCAGAAGCAATGCTTGATATAGCCGAGGCGTCGTGTGCATCGTCTGCATCAATTAAATGTGCTGCAAAATCATTTTCTAAAACAGATATATCAACACCATCGATTGTGACCCCTATATCAACAGTCATATCGGCAGTAAGCTGAGCGCCCTGAATTATGGCATCTTGTAAAAATTGCGTATTAGTGGAATTTCCCCCGCCGCCTGAGCCAACAAGATCAGAAGTGTATGCGCCAACTCTGTAACGAGGAGCGCGGCGTTTTCGCATGTAAAAGGAATCAGGATGGATTTGCGGCTTATCATGAGAGTCTTCGATTTTGCCAGCCATACGCTGCAATTTATTTTGAAACTCCTGCATTGAAAACCCAGCTTCTTCTGGGTTACGCCCGACTGAGCGCCAAAGAGTTGCTAGAGAGCCATACTTTAATACGATGCGATCTTCAACAGGAAGTACTGGCTCATCGCCATCCGCGGAGAGAGCAACAACTTCTTTTATGTAATCAATAGAGATTGTTACAGGAGTAGAATAAATAGCAGGGTGCACGCGAAGTTCGCGGTAGCGATCAGCTTCCTCTGTAACGCTGCTCCCACTTGGGTCCACGTAGTCCCCAGTGTAGTAAACGCGCGGAAAGCCTTCTGCCTTAGGACTTCTTATAGTTAGTTCTCTGAACTTTTGCCAGCCTAGAGCGTCCATTTCTTTTGTATGCTGATTATGCCAAACAGTTACTGTTTCACGGCAATTAATTGGGAGAGGCACTTTATCTGTCCATATTTTAAATGAAGCCGTTGCGTCAACAGTTCCTAAGAACGGGCTTGATAGCGTGACAGTAGTACTTTCTGCAGTGTGAGCTGATATAATATAGACTTCATTGTGTCCAGAGACTGAAAAGTAGTAGCCAAGAAATGACCCCCAGCTTGCTGCCGGATTGGCTGATAATGTAATTGTGGCAGATCCTGGGGTTACGTTTACAGTTCCGGCTGCATAAGCTTCTTTAAAGCGTGCTTTTGTTGTTCCTTCAAGCCATTTCCATCTTGCATAAGGCACAACTTCATTAATATAAACTTCATTAATTACGCGCTTTATTCTAGCAAGTGTTACAGTATCACTTGATTGAATTTTCATTTCTTCAAGAATTGCGTCTTGAATGTCTTTAAAGTCAACTAGTTTAATGCTCATTACTTGCCTCGATTAATTATTAATTAAATTTTAAAATCAGTGTTAAATCGCCAGAATCTAGCACGCTTATCCAAATGCCGTTTGGAAATCTAATAGGGCATTCACTGAGGTCCATAAAAAATTGCTCGTGTGCAGATGAAGTTCCAGTTTTAAGTTTTTTAGTTCCTACAGTAGGTGCATTTGAGCCAGAAACGCTAGCGATGTCATTTAAAACAAAATGCTGATTTGCACTCTCAGCATGATAAAATATACCTATTACTTTAACATCTTTGGACTCAAGGCAGGAAGCTGCTCCGCTTGAAACTGTGTCTACGTAATAGGTGTTTCCGTTTAGCGCGTTTGCCATAATTGTAGTCTTACGCCAAGTACAAGATTATTTCTGTACCTGTCCCAGCCATATCTATATGGTATGTTTCATCTGCTTGAAGTCGTAAATCAACATCATATACATCAGAAGTAGTTGAGTTTGCAGACCAAAGCAAAGCGCCAGAAGTATTTGTAACTTTTAATTGTGCTGAAGGCGAGCTTGTGCCAGCGACATAATTTATGCCACAAATGCGTTGAACGCCTGTAATAGTATCATTATCCGCTGTTATGCGGATCGTATTTAGGGCTCTTGTTACTGCCATTTTAAACCGCCTTTATAATTAAGCTATACGGATAATTGTGTAGGTCCAGTTGCGAGAAGTGCCATCAACAGCGCCTGCTGTCATGTTGCTAAGGCGAACTTGTACAGTGTCTGCAGCAGATACACGTGCACCGCCGAAAGCTAAGCCAGTTTCAAGGGAGGCAGGTACGTTCATAATAACAATATCGCCGACAGCTGCTCCGGAGATTGTTACTGCAGTTTCTGCAGATTGGAGGGTTGCAATCGATGCTGGGTCGACAGCTATAGTGCCAGACTTAATATACGTTAGGGCTTGGCCAGAATTGTCTACTACTTTAAAGCCATTTTCAGAAATTACCGGACCCGAAAAAGTTGTTTTTCCCATTTATTTAATCCTTTTATAGTCAGCCTCTTAATTGAGGACTGTCGCAGCATTCTGGCTGCGTCTATGTGGTCTTATTATAGCATAGGCTTAGGTATTTTACCTTTACGGATAGCCCAGATTAGGCTATACTCGTAAAACGAGATGCCGTCGCTTTTTTCACGATTACAAGAAAAACAGCAGGGCACTACATTGGTTAGTGTATAACCTATAGCATTATCTTTTCTATCTAGTCCGGAAGACGTTTCCGGCAAAGGCCCTGCGCAGTAATTGCAAACTGCATTATTTCTTATAGTTAAGAAGCTATCTAAACATAATTCTACTGAAATATTGCGGCGTTTTGCGCCTCTTTTTAATTCGTTAAACTGCCCCTTAGTTGTTCTCGACCTACGTTTATTACTGTCTGACACACGCTTTTTATTACGTTCTGTGTAATTGCTAACTCTTTTAATATTGCAATCCGCACAGGCATCTGTCAAGCCATCTTTCCTTGCCTTGTGTTTATGGAATTGGTTTATTTCTTTTATTACCTTGCACTTGCTACATTTTTTTGTTTCCATATTTTTATCGTAACAAATAAAAAGCCCCAAGTCAAGTGACTTAGGGCCAAAATATAAACTTTAGTAAAATTAACTACTTAATTATACGCCGGGGCTTCCGAAGATACCCATTGGGTGGGTTACGCCTACGCGCTCTCTGTAGGAAGCCTTGTAGAAAACCGAATCGTTAATAAATCCTTCAGATTGACCTGCAGCTTTAGTCTGAATAGCCTGACGTTCGATAATTCTAAGACCAGTTTCAGAAGGGTCCGCTAACAAGAACCATGCATCAGGATCAGTTAAGTGCGGGCTAGAAACAACGATTAAACCATCTTGTTTAAGAGAGTTTATGTTGTTATCAGCTGTGTCTGCTTTAAGGTCAGACCCGATTAGCTCTTGTGCATATCGACGATTGCTTGGAGCAACTAACAATACCTTAGGTTTGATATTGTAGATGATACCGCTGTCGCCAATGAACTGAGTTTCAAAATCGATTAGCATTTGCTCTAGAGACGTTGCTGACAAATCAGCAGCTGCAGACAATTCATTTCTGAAAGTTAATCCAGAAGGAAGAGTGTGGTCTGTATCAAATACAAACTGACCATCAGCAGAAAGCTCAGAAGCAAAACCGTTGTTTAAGATATTCATTGCAGAAATCTCTTGCGATTCTTTTGCAGACTTAGCCATCTTCTTAACAGCGTCAGCAATAAAATCCCATTTTCCATCAGCTACTGCTTCTTCAGAGATAGAAAAACCTAAACCAAACTTAACTGGTTTTAATGTTTTGCTAACGCCTTGATTTTGGCGGTAGAATGAATAATCCTGTGCTTCTTCCATTTGATTGAACAAAGGAAGATCATGGATTTCAGAAGACTGCCAGATATCTCTATCAGTCATAACTTTTTTGAAAATCTTCTCGCGTTTTTGCTCGTGCATTGCTAGTTCTGAGCGAAATAATTCCTCAAGAACTGGCAGCATCGAGCTGCCGAAAAGATCACTATAATTTGAACGTAAAAAACTAGGTGCCATAAATCATACTCCTTATGCTAATCCAGCTGCGCCAGTTCCGCCGTTCAGAACATGGTTGTTAATTTTCATAATAACGTTTACATTGTCAGATCCTGCTTCATTGTCTACGTTATCTGCCAAAGCAACAACTTTTGCAGCCAAAGTAGCAGTAGTAGCAATTGTTGAGCCATCAAGATAACAAGAACTACGCTTATAAAGCGTTGAAGGTGTTCCCAACACTAGTTCGTAGTTTCCTGCTACATCTGCTTGAACCAAAGCTTCGTCAGCCTCAACTTCAAACATTTGATCAGGGTGATCTGCGATCATTACGTTTTCACCAGCAACCGCATAATTTAGAGCAGCGCCTAAAAGGGGTACAGTGATTGATGGATCTACTTGACCATCTGTTGCAATCGATACTGGGTCCCCAGGATATACTGTGCTTCCAGCAACATACTTTCTTGCTCTTAATAACTCGCCATGTGGTTTTAAGCCAACAGCTTGATTCTTATTAGCCATGTTAAAAAACTCCTCGTTTAATAAAGAAGCCTGGCTTGTTTATTACCAGGCGGTTAATCTCAAAATTATTATAGCACACAGCTTATATAAATTAATCCTCTAGTCTTCGTCGTCTGAAGCATCAGTCACAATCGAATCTAACCCTGACTGCTTAATGTATTCTCTCATCTCGCGAACCTTTAGTTTAGTGGGGTCTGCAATCTGAGCATTTTTTGCCTTTAATCTTGCACGTTGCACTGATACCTGCTGAGTAGTTTTTACAGCTAAAACAAGCTGTTTTCTAACTAAAAAGCCTTCTAGTGACTCATCGCGCTTGATGAAGGGGTTACTTGAAGAAGCTAATTTACAATCAAACTTATATGGCTGCCATTCTTGAGAATGAAAACCATGGTTTTTTTGATACTGTACTATATCAATCCAGCGCCCTTCGAGTCCTTTTTGTTTTAATTCTTTTTCGCAATCTGCGGGGATGTCAAGTAGAGACGCTGAATCTCTAAGTAATGATACCATATCATCTGGATTTTTCTGTGACACGTTTGGTCTTGTAGGGTTAACGCCCTTACCTAATTTTTGTTTCATGGCTAGCTCCCTTTATTCCAATTCTTACGATTAGCATATTTCTTTAATGATTCTATGTATTTAGGGTCATTAATATCCTTGCCAATAGCTTCGGCAAAAGCCAAGGTAGCATCATCTAGCTTATCAGCTTTCTGCCCCTTAGACGGCTTTTTGTTTCCTGAATAAGAGCCAGAATTCATTGTAAAATCCTCATCCTGAGATTCGTTTTGTTTTTGTTGACGTTTAGACATTGATAATACTCCTAATTCTGACGCTGCATCTTGTACAGCAAATTTATAAGCATTCGGTGACATCTTCTCTTCTTGCGACAAGCGAGAATAGACATCTACTGCGCGTTTAGCTAGCTCGCTATTTGCATCTTGCAGTTCTGGGTAGCTCTGTACTAAGGCAGCAAGCTGGCCCTGGCGCTGATTATTATTTTGCATTAAGTTATTAGTCTCTTGCATTACTTCACGCTTTAGGTATTCTTTATAACCCTTTGGATCAAGAATTGGATCTGGCTCCTCGGATTCAACTTGTTTTTGTTGCTTTGGCTGCACGCTTTGCGCAATAGAGCCAAGCATATTTTTTATACTTTCAAGCTCTTTATTGGTATTGTCGTGCTTTCTAGCCATTTCGGCTTTTAGGTTTTTAAGCGCATCTTCCGGTTTTTCTCCGGCGGCCTCTTGTTTTGATTCTTGATCACTCATATTGTCTCCCACGATAACGTCGTGACTCGATCCCGCTAAGTTTATTTTGCTCAATCATAGTAGTAGCGGTTACATTATGATTGGTTTATTTTATCTTTTAATGCTCTGAAATCACGCGCCAACTTGTTCATTCCCTGTATTTCGATTATAGCACAACTTAATTTATTCTTAGCTTCGTCTGAGCCATCCTGATGCACTGTCAATGCGGCTTCCGTATACTGGGCAGTAAGCTGAGCTAAGATTTTAGCTATAACTTTGTGGTGGTCAGAGTTAAAGAACATATCCGCAAATGCGTCTTTCTCTGCCTCGTTTAAATCGATTATTTTATTTTTCGGTTTTGCTGCGTTTGGTTTCAACATACTTGGCTCCTTTACTTAGATTTTCTTTGGCCCACAGCGGCTGAAGATTAGTGTAGTGGCAGAGCTTCTCAGCCTCTTTTTTGGTCTTAGCGAGCGCTAAGGGCTTTATATGGTCAATGTGCCACTGTCCATGGTTATCCCAAGACATGTCGCCATTGAATTGTCTTTCTATGTGAGCTTTTAACTCTTCGAAAGAGCATCCGAGAAGCTCCGCCGTTTTTTTATTTTTACCTTTGTTCTTTAAAGCTCTATTTGTATGAATACGTACTTCATAAGCTAATTTAAATACAGGGTCTTTTTTTCTTCTTGTTTTACAATATTCATTTTTTCTATTTTTTACATCTGCGCGACTGTAATATTCTTTTACATACTTAGCGTTGTCTTCCCGCCAATTTTTGGCATGTTCTTTGTTTCGACTTCGCCATTCAGCCCCTTGAATGTTTCTACAAACTTTACAAGCTGTTTTTAACCCATCTTTTTGAGCTTTTTCTTTGCCAAACTGTTTCAGCAATTTTTCTTTTTTGCACTTACTACATACCTTCAGTTGGTTGCATTCCATTGCCTACCGTCCCTGGCGCTGCCTGTTGAATAGTTTGATTAGCGGACCCCGCAGCGTTAGCCTTCTGCTGCGTAATATTAGCTTGTTGGCCTTGCATCTGCTTCATTGCTTGCATCATAGCCATAGCTTCTTGTTGTTTTTTAACTAATGCAATTGCTTGATCCGGTTGAAATTGGCCCATAAGCTCATCGTCATTAATAATTTGGTCAACATAAGCAGCAAAACCTTGTAAGTCTTGTTCAGGGGTAAGCATTGTATCAACGCCAGAGAGGACTCTGTTAGCTAGTTCCTCTGGGGTATATATACGCATCTGCTGAGCAGGTTTTTGTAGGTAGCGTCCGTAATCTTTTACTTGCATGCTTATTAAGTAGTTTTTTAATGACTCGTAGCGCTGAAGCGGCGTAATAATGCCTAATTGAAAATCGAGCATATTACCTGTCATTTGCATAATTGCCATGGCTGTTTGCTGACGAATACCTGGATTACTATTTGCGCTTGACGGCTCAAGTTCAAAATCAAACTCTCCAGAAATTTCTTCTCGGCTTTTTAATTGCCGGAAGTAGTTTTGTCCGTTGTCCCCTAGAATTCGAAATTCCATGCCTACTGGCATTTTCTCTTGGACTAAAGCAAATGTGTATTTGAACACCTTTTTAATAGCTCTATTTAATCTTCGTAAGAAAATATCAAGGTTAGCGTTTGATTCAGACATTAAAGCTGATACCCCAGAAGCTGTTCTTGTTACGCCTTGTCCGCCGATAACACCCATATTTAAATCGTTAATACCTGTTAAGCGCTCGATAACTGAATACAAGAATTGCAAGTGCTGCATTGGAAATGCATGTCTAGCGCCAAGGTTTGGAAACAATATACTAGAAGGATCATCTACTGGAATCAAGCTGCCTGGTTCAATTGGCAGGGATTCAGTCGAAATGTTAGACGAAGCTCTAAAATAACCAAAGGGTATTGAAGAAAGCAATCCAAAATCCATCGCCATGTTATTTAAGGCATCGATTTCTTTGCAAAGAGAGTATGTAAGCTCAATAAGCCCAATTCCATACGTTTGGCCTTCGCGAACATAAAAATCAGCTTTAGCATATGGACGTTTTTTAGTTTTTTTGTTAATCCTGTGCAAAAATGTAGCTCTTAATATGCGTCCAGATTGCCCATGTACCCAAACTACGATATCTGAATTAATACCAGAATCAAAAACGTCTTTTTTAACATACGCCTCAATGATTTGGTATTTTTTTAAGTCATAATGCTTATCTAAACTAGCTTCGCCAGACTTTTCAACTTGCATTTGCTTAATGCCGTTGTTTTCTGCACCAGATTGCATGTTTTCGCCAGCTAAAATGACTTCTTTTACAGCTTCGGCGTCAAAAATCCCTTGGTCTACCAGTGTCCATAGCTCAGAAGCAGTCATAAAGCATTGTTCAAGCACTGCGTCAGCCTGGTCTACATCACCTTTTCCGCCTATAATTAACAAATCCTCAGGAGCTATAGCGCTAATTCTAGGGGCATTACAATCTTCTTGTATAACTTCTTCTTCTACTTCAACTTCTTGTATAACTTCAATAGCTTCTTCTGCACCTGTCTCAGGGTTTGTTACATACTGAATTGTTGGAACTTGCTTTTTAACAACGTCAATAATTTTTGAGTACTTTTTTTCCCAGCCCATTTTAAAAATGGCGTTGCCGCGCATACACCATCGCCAGATGAACGTATCCATCTCTGAGTCTATTCCGGAATAATCATTTGTCCAGTTTTTTAGGGTGTAGTGCATTAAATCTTGAATTAGTGTAGAGCGCTCCTCGTTTGCTGCCTTTCTTGCTTTAACATTACAGATTGGTTCTTGTCCCATAACGGCTGCATAAAAGCGTGCGTGAAATGTTTTACCGATACTAAGGGCTACTGGCAAGTGTAAGTCTGCTGCCCATGCGGCTGGAGCTTCGACAATCGGATCTAAGAATTCATCATACTCATCTAAGAATGCTTGCTGGCGGGTAAGCCACATTTGTCTATCGCCATTGCCCTGATGCCACATTGCGTTTATCTCGGCTCCGTAGTCTTCTTCTTCTAGCATTTTAAGAAGCTTCTTTGGAGATTTTTCTAGTGCAGATTGTTCTTCAATTTCTTTTTTAAAAGTTAACTTTCTTTTCTGCGCGGTGTCCTGTTCATTATTTATATACTTCATATAGCCCCCAGCAGATTAGTTGAATTATGCCTATAATCATAGCATATTTTTTCATATTTTGTATTTGCGCTTCTAGCTCATTCACTTTGGCAGAAAGCTGTAGCTTATTTTCTTCTATGTTCTTATCCATTAACTCAAGATTAAAGTCAGTCCTGCTTTTTAAATTTATAGCATTTTGCTCTATTTTATTAAAGTGTTTTTCAAGCATATTTACTTGTGTCTGCGAAAAATACTGATTCCATTTCATATTATTTCAGTCCTAAGAACTGTCCTTTAGTTAAAAGTTTTTGCACTCTTGCGCCGAATGTGTCCGCGTCGTTGTTATCGGCAAGTAGCGCGCTCCATGGGTTGCCTGCTCCGCCTGCATCCCCTAGTGCTGCTCCTGTTGAGCCTGCTGCATTGTAGTCAGCTAAGATTGCATTCCACACTGCTGCTGCAATTTGCTCAGGAGTAGCTTGGCCTTCTGCCGCATTTGAAATATCTGCAGACAAGTTGACTAAATTAGTTATACTATTAGTTAAAGTCATGTTGGCAGAAAGCTGAGCTGCCATGTTTAGGATGTTTCCAAGGTCCGCGTCTGTCAGGGCGCCATTTGCTGATAGGGCAGCTTCGAGTAATATGATGATGGCCATGTTAGCGTCGGTTAGTGTACCGCTTGCAGAAAGGTCTGCTT